GCACACGCACACGCACACGCACACGCACACGCACACGCACACGCACACGCACACGCACACGCACACGCACACGCACACGCACACGCACACGCACACGCACACGCACACGCACACGCACACGCACACGTTTCTTTTTTAGTTTGGCTGATCACCAAATTATTTTTTGTCCGGTGAAAAATAATCCTTGACACGGGTTTTATTTGGCCGTATATATTATTGCCAGATAGCACGACAGCATCAACAAACCAAGAGGAGAAGCAGAACTATGAAGAAAACAATGACGCTTCCACTGTTCCCACATCAATTAACCAAAGCACTGATAACTTTAGAACGGTAAAAGGAGAAACAATATGAAACAGATCAACTTATATACATTTGATGAGCTATCAGCTAACGCACAAAAGAAGGCTCTTGAACATTTGGCAGAAGAATTCCCTTTTTTCGATGACCACAGAACAGAAGCCATTGAAGCTTTTTGGAAAGACCGCTTGGAACAGCTCGGGTTTGAAGACGCTGAAGTCTATTTTTCACACTCATGCAGCCAGGGTGATGGAGCAAGCTTCAGCTGCTCCAATATCAACATGAACACAGTAATCAATAACTTGATGCTTTGTGAACGAGATTTTAGAAAAGTTTGTGGGCTTATGAGTGCCCACAGCTTGGCCACGGGAAAACGGTTCCCTACGGAAGGGAGGATTACGCCTACGCTGTCGCGATACAGTCACGAGTATTCAGTAAGCCTGGAAGTTGACTTCCCACTCGGCTGGTATCCGCCAGTCGAATATAAAAGAGTGTACTGGCTACGGGACGTACTGGAACGTAGCATAGAGCAGTACAGGCTGGCACTGTGTCATGAAATACACAAAGATGTAGTAGCGGAATACGACTACCACAATAGTTTCGAGAACTTGAGCGAACTAGCCACTGCAAACAATACATATTTCATGGAAAACGGTGAAATATACAGGGGAGAAGTATTATGAAAAACGTACAAAAATGGGTTGCCGATAGAAAACTAGAAGAAGAATTCAGATGGAATCCTCTTCTGGTGCTAGAGAAATATAACGCACCTGCATCCATTATAGAAGAGTTTAAGGCAGACTGGGGCAAAAAGATGTCTGCCTACAGGCAAAGGTTAGATGCCATGCATTCCGATGGCACGATCAAAAGCCAGCTCGTAAGAGCGTTAGTAGGTCTGCCACCGCTATCGGGGCTCAAAAGATAAGGTAATAAAAGCCCTCTCCGGAGGGCTTTTAGAGGGGGGAGTCATATGAAAAAATCAACTTTAAAGAACATTGTTGTACACCAAAACAACAACAGACCGTACAACAAACTACAGGAAAGACTCAACCCCTGGAAGACCCGGGGGGAATACCATGTACTCATAGAAAGAGAAAGGTCAGGTCTGTTTTCAATAACCGGGCCAGACTGCCCGTTCCTTTACAACTGTTTTCACATCGCTGATCTGCCCGTGACCAAAAAGGGCGTAGAGCCGAATGCACTACTACGCTGTGAACACCTACCCTACGACGGCCTGCCCGACAAACTTGATCGGGTTGACAACAATATCGCAACCCCTGCCCGGTTCTGGTCTCCCAAGGGCAACGTATCCTTACGTGATCTAGTTCATCGGAGATGCTACATACCTCCGTACCACTGGGTTGAAGCACCATTGACCAGTGATGATAAAGTGAGCATAAGTATTGCTATCGCACGCGTAGTTAACACGCGATCGCATGACTACACAGTTAAAATTAACTGGCTCCTAGATCAAAACCACTGCCCGAGCATCTTCGAACGGGTAGTATTGTCCCGCCATAACGGTACATTTTACTGGGAGTATATCGCGGGGCAGGATTACACTCAGGAGATCAGCACTATTCGGCGGTATTTTAGAAATTTATAAAGGAGAACAACATAAAAGCTGAAACCATCGCACAGAAGACGACATTTACAAGACAGGCGACAAACACGGAATTATTCATCTTGCTTGAGGAGCTATATGAGGCCGCTCCAGATATATCACAAGAAACTAAGCTTGCTATTATCTATAGAACATTGATCTCTCTAACAGAGCGAAAAATCAGAATGGCGCGATCTGCTACAGAGTGGCTGTTAAAAAAAAAAAAATGAAGGCGATTACATTCTTGTGAAGGACGGAGTGGCCACGGTATCTAATAACCGCAGGGTGCACAGCACCTCAACTAACCTAACTAACGGTGTTTATAATCGTGCATGGGCCTTAGTTGAAAGCGCGAACAAACAACTCGAAGCCCGGTTTGCTTTAGTAGAAGAAATGACAGAAAAAGCAGCACACGAAGAGACGGCCCAGTTAAAAGACCTGCCGATTGAAATGACGGATAGGACAAGATGCTACGTCCTGCCCTGCGGAAGCTGGGTTAATAAAAAATATCTTGATGACGCGATAAACGGGCAGACGAGTTTCGTGTACCGGCTCGATAAGCATGCCCGGCCACTGTATATGACTTTGTCACCGCCTTTATTCCCCGGGGAGACGACAAAAGCCACAATCGCCTTGGCCCATGCACCTTTAAAGGAGATATGATGAAAGACACTGATAGTTACCTGATAGAGGCGATCACCGGAGCCACCGTAATGGTCACCAATCTGCCCGGTAGAGCTACACGAACCGGCAGAGTTACACCGATACGGGTATACGCTATCCAAACAAACGCTGGTACAACTATCGTGAGAGACATAACGTATTTAGTCGCCGCGGCCCTGGGATACCGATACAACAGCAACAAAAACTACTTCACATTGAGCGGAACTGGCTATTGCAAGATACGTGCCGTAACAAATCGAATTGTGACATTTTCTGAAAAACTGGGGTACCGGTACCCCAATTTCGTTACACAAGTATAGCGAATGACCGATGATCCAAAGTGAAATAATAGATACGTGACACTTTATCTTTTACAAGTGTCACGTATCTTATGTTCAGGGGTGCAAGAGTTACAAGTGTAGCAGTACTACAGGGTTTAAGTGTTACACCTGTTCTAAAACCGTAGTATTTTTAATTTAAAATTAATTTGAGGTGCGCTCTTGTCCAGTGATATCAGCAGCTTAAGCGGAATTTAGTTCATCGTAATTTTTTGTCAATTTCTCCGGAGCGCCATTGTAATGATATCAGCAAGTTATATATATATTTCTTATTATTCTTTCTTCTAAAAATAGAAGAACAAAAAAACTAATAAACTAATATATCAGTAATAGGAATGTAGTATATATACATTATACTATTATAGATATCAGAATATTAAAAAAAGAGTTATATAAAGTTATGAAAAAAGTTAAATAAAATAAAAGGTCTTAACTTGATGATATTACTACAAATGCACTTGCGTGAGATTGACAATTAATTACAAGAAAGAAAGTTTCTCCTAACTCTCTGATATCGCTCACAAACTGGCCAACCGCTATTAATTTTAATTTAAAAATAATATGGTTTGGTCGCTAATGTACCTTCTTTAGCGGAACCTGTTTTTCTTCGCTAAAAAGATACATATGCGCAACAGCTTATTTTCTTTACAACGTCACAGAAATAAGGTACTATTCCCTAAAACTCAAAGGAGGTGATCCCAATGCCGTATAAAACCCAAGGCAGGCCGAGAGAGCTGTCTGATTCCGCTCTTCTGGCCCTTCAGGACATGTTCAGACACCGGTTCACACCCGTGGAGGCTGCACGAGCCCTAAAAATCAGCCGTCAACGTGTTTACTATTATTACCAAAAGTTTTCCGCTCAATCACTGGAGCAAACGCCCCGGCCGTCGCTCAAGGAGCTTATCGAATGCCACAAATAAACATTTTCACCTACGACCACTGGACAGACTGCACAAGAGAGAGCTCCGGGAAACGCCCACGCATCAATCCGGGCACCCCGGAACTCGGCCTGCCTTATGATCAAGCCCTCTCCCTGGCCAACAAGAAAGGCATGCTTTGGGGGTATCTGTTCACCGACACCGATCCGTTCATCGGATTGGATGTCGACGTTGACCCCACTGGTCGAAAAGGTAACGCAACCCGGGAAATCCCACAACCTGTTCTGGACTTTCTCCAAAAGCACCCTACGCATGTGCACTACTCTCCCTCTGGCCATGGCATCCATATTATATATGCTCTGGATCAAGAGGGCCAGACCCTGATGAACGAGCACTCGAAATATCAAGGCCCGGTTCACTATCCCCCTGGCCTGTTCCGGGGCGACTGGCGATGGAACCGGAGCTTTCTTACTTTCACTCGAAACCTCCACCGGCTATGTGCACCGCAGATAGCCCTGATCACGTATAACGAGTTATCCGCTCTCACTGGCCCGATATGCGAAACGGAGTCTGCTGATGTCGATGCTCCGGTGATCGACATCAACACTGGTCTGCGGATGCAGGAACACATACCGAGCATCGAAGAACTGATCAACACACTGAAAGACATACCGCCGACATTGAACGTCAAGGCACAACGGGCAGTCACGTACCTTAAGCACTCTGTACCGACTACACCTTATGACTATTGGCTGTTCGTTGGTCAGGCGTGTGCTCACACGTGCATCGCTTTACGCCGGTTCGGGATGGATGCCACTCAAGCCGTAACGGATGCCTACGTAGCGTGGTCTGCTCAAGATACTGTCCATTTCGTGAGCCGGAAGGATGTTGAGTCCAAGTTCCGGCTGCTCTTGAGGAGCACGGAGCAGAAGATAATCAACAAGGAACCCGTGGTCACGTACAAGGCACTGGTCATCCTGGCCCGGCGCGCTACGCTGTCATTTCCAGTCACTGCCGGCAAGTCCCGGATGCCGGATTCAAAAAGTATCCGTAACTACGAGTATCTTTTTGAACATGAAGAGCTGGCGATACGCCATGACACGATGGCGGATAGCTACGTCATAACGGGGCCAGAGGACACGATACAAGACTGGTTCTGTCCCCAAACCACGTACAACGCACCACGGCCTCCGGGTATGAGTCAGTGCACTGACTTCCCGGGGTTGCAGACCATGCTGTTACCATTTATGCAGGACAGGTTCCGGGCCAGCGTCACTCCCGAAAACGCTCGTGTCTTCGCCCGTCACTTCGTGCTCAAGGCTGAACAGACAAGCGCATGGCGCGACTGGATAGACTCGACCCCGTGGGATCACATACCCCGGCTCGAGCCTATCGTTAAATCGATAACTTTCTCAGATAGCAAGTATGCCGACTTATACGAGTCCTACATCCGAAAATCACTACTGGCCATGGTCGGCATACACTATTTTCCGGAGGATCATCCTAAAATACCTGCCATGCTGGTGTTGAAGGGGCCGCAACGTACGTACAAGTCGTCGTGGGCGGAATGGCTGATACCGGCTGACATGTCCCAGTATCTCGGTATGTGTGACACCGAAACCCTGGCAACCGGAGCAACGGAGCGTGACAGGCTGCTCGCAACACGGGCGATACTCGTGGTCAACGAGTGTGAGACCTTGTTCACCCCACGCTATGAGCAGCGTGTTAAGGCTAGTGTTGATCAAGAGTTCGTAACGTACCGTGACCTGTACGTGTCCAGCCCGCTGTCTCGGAGACGTACAGCTCTTATAATAGGTACAACGAACAAACCGGATCTATACACCGGTTCGCTCGGGAGTAGAAAGGTGTGGCAGATACCTGTAACCGTGTGTGACTCAATGCTGGTCATGCGCACAAATAAGCAACAACTGTTCGCCGAGATCAAGTACATACTTGAGCAGTACAAGCTCAAGCATCCCTCTGGTCTTGTGCAAGACCAGTGGGCTCTTGATGATGACGATCTCGAACGGGTCGAGCAGCTGAACAGGCGCGAACGTGGCAGTCACGGTGTAGATGCTCTCCTGGTCGAGATGTTCGGGGAACCCGAAGGCTGGGACGACAGTTACATTGTTACGGGCAACAGATTAACATTGCGCCGGGGCACTGCATTAACGCTGCACGAGAGTCCTAACGTCTGGCGTCTGACTCACCTTCTGGCCGTCATGAAGGAGCGATTTCCGGATGACTTCATCGTGCGAAAAGATCTTGTGTATGCTTTGGCCCGGTACTGTGCCGTCTTTACGGGGACAGAGCGAACCGTGAAAACGGTTGGTGGGAAGAAAATAATACGGGGTGTTCTGCAATACTCCTCCGCTGAACAGTTGTATGTTTTACCACCGGTTGTACCGGTTTAAAATTATTTTAAAAATGGAGTAAAAAATATGTTGACAAGTCAGAAAGCAAGTCGTATAAGTATTACCAAAGAGCGCAAACACGTAAACAAGGAGAAAAATAAAATGAAATGTGAAAACGTAGAACACTTTAAAACATTATGTACAGAGGGCGTTAAACTCAGCAAGGTGGATTTATCCGCTGTAGACTTTACCGGGGCTGATTTCAAGGGGTTTGATTTTACAAAAACAGACTTCTTCGACGCTAATTTCTCCGGGGCTGACTTCTCCGGGGCTGACTTCTCCGGGGCTGACTTCTCCGGGGCCAGCTTTCGTTGTGTCAACTTCTCCGGGGCTAACTTCTCCGGGGCTAACTTCTCCGGGGCTGGCTTCTCCGACGCTGACTTCACCGGGGCTAACTTCTCCGGGGCTGGCTTCTCCGGGGCTAACTTCTCCGGGGCTAACTTCTCCGGGGCTGGCTTCTTCGACGCTGACTTCACCGGGGCTAACTTCTCCGGGGCTGACTTCATCGGGGCCAACTTCTCCGGGGCCAGCTCTTGTTGGGCCAACTTCTCCAGGGCCAACTTCTCCAGGGCCAGCTTCACCGATGCTGACTTCACCGATGCTGACTTCACAGGGGCTGGCTTTCGTTGGGCCAACTTCTCCAGGGCTAGCTTCTCCGACGCTAACTTCTCCGACGCTGACTTCTCCGGGGCTAACTTCTCCGGGGCTAACTTCTCCGGGGCTAACTTCTCCGGGGCTAACTTCTCCGGGGCTGACATCATCGGGGCTAACTTCTCCAGGGCTAGCTTCTCCGACGCTAACTTCTCCGACGCTAACTTCTCCAGGGCTAACTTCTCCAGGGCTAACTTCTCCAGGGCTAGCTTCTCCGACGCTAACTTCTCCGACGCTGACTTCTCCGGGGCTGACTTCTCCGGGGCTAACTTCTCCGGGGCTGACTTCTCCGGGGCTGACTTCTCCGGGGCTAACTTCTCCGGGGCCCGCTTCTCCGGGGCTGACTTCTCCGGGGCTAACTTCTCCGGGGCTGACTTCTCCGGGGCTGACTTCTCCGGGGCTAACTTCTCCAGGGCCTACTTCACCAGGGCTGACTTCTCCGGGGTCGATTTCTCCGGGGCTAACTTCTCTGGGGCTAGCTTCTATAACACGAACTTCTATAACACTAACTTCTATAACACTAACTTCTATAGCATTAACTTCTCCAGGGCTGACTTCTCCGGGGCTAACTTCTCCGGGGCTAACTTCTCCGGGGCTAACTTCTCCAGGGCTGATTTCTCCGGGGCTGACTTTACGAAAACGACAGGTTTAATTATGGAGGTAAAATGATCACAAGCAGAGACTGTACAGAGCGGTACGGCGATCCTAAAAAAGAGTCATCTATGATTCTGTGGGACGTTCCAGCAGAACTGGAAGTTGGTGTCATCCCTAAGAAAATCTACATAAACAAGGACTTTCAACCTGTTCTTGAACAAGCCTTCAGGAATCTCGTAACAGGAGGCCACGCACAGAAGTTGAAAACGTATGATGGGTGTTTCAATATTCGGGCAAACAAGGGCAATAGTGCATCGTACTCGCTTCATGCATGGGGATTGGCCATAGATTTTGATGCGGCATGGAACAGGTTTAACAGCGAGCCCACAATGAATCTCAACATCGTGAAGTGCTTCGAGGACGCTGGTTGTGAATGGGGCGGCCGGTGGAGTGTACAGGATGGTATGCACTTCCAGCTAAAAGCATTTCCAACAGCACAACTCACGCATGATGACATCGAAAAGCTGTCATGTGGTCACGACTGGTTGATAGATAGAAAGTTGTACAAGTTTGAGTCGATAGCTCGTACGGGTGGTACGATGTGGGCAACCCTGGTTGACACCACAACAGGGGCCGTATTCAATCTTAAAATGATAGAAACTAAATAGGAGGGTAGACAAATGATTAAAAGACTGTATGCAATAAGTTTTGAGAATTATCAGGAGATCAGTAAGAGAGAATTTCTGGAGCTGAAGATGATCGCTCCGGAAGCAGAGTTTAACACAAGTTTCAGTCGGGTGAGTGATGGAGACTTCTCAAAAATGCCTGATGACCACCTTGGGCAACTGTACATAACGAGTAAGGACCCCATAATTGTTGATCCCATCTTCGTCGTCTCACTGGACATGAGGGTTCCTTTCAAAGTTGAGAAGGTGATTGATGTTCAGATGAGTAAGGATGTAGTGAGCTTATACAGTACAGAGCCGGTTTAACTACACAAATACAACGAATTCAAAAAAGGAGAATAGAAAGATGTCTGATCACGCAAAGTACAGTCCATCACAGTTAAAGAGAATAATAGCATGCCCGGGTTCAGTTAAACTCAGTGAGGGCTACACAGAAGAAGAGTCCCCTTATGCGGCAGAGGGCACAATGCTGCACGAGATTATGGCGGCAACGCTACAGAAGCTCCAGAAGCAACCCTCACCTTTTCTGGTACCAGTGTTCCTGGAAGAAGCTATCAACGAAGCACCGGTAAAATTGGAGAAGGAGCAGATCAGAACATGTGAGGCAGCTCTCGACGCATTTCTGGCTGTCTTCACAGAGCTGAAAGAGGAGTGCGATCTGGTCAAGATCGATATTGAAGAACGGGTTTCTCTTGAGGGTTACCATGTACCCGATTGTTCTGGTACAGCAGATGTAATACTCACATGTTTTGGGCGCGAATCTTTCCGGGTTCGGGAAATACACATTATCGATTGGAAATTTGGCCAGGGTGTGTATGTAGACGTGGAGAATAATCCGCAGTGCCAGGCTTATCTGCTCGGTGCATGCGCTAAATGGGTATCAAGCCCGTCTGCGGAGGTGCTGAAAGCACATATCATTCAACCCCGACTGGACAACTATAATTCACATCAGTACACTTATCAGGAGCTCATGAACTGGTGTGACACTGTTCTCAAACCGGCTATCAAGCTTGCAGAGAACGGTACGGTCTTCTTTGCTGGTGAAGAGCAGTGTCAATGGTGCAAGGCTTCAGGCAATTGCAAAGCGGAGTATGAACTGGCTAGGGACACTGCAATAAAGGCTTTTGCTCTCTACACACAGCCAGACGTGTCTGATGAAGATAAGAAGTGGATACTGGAGAACACAGCTTTTCTGACAAAATATGTGGATTCTGTTAAAAAAGAGGTTGTTGCCCGTCTTCTCATGGGTGGCGAGTTTCCAGGCTACAAGCTGGTCAATGGCAGGTCGTCCAGGGACTGGGAGAGCGAAGAAACGGCCAGAGAGTGGCTAGTGTCCAGAAGTGAGCAGCCGGGTTCAGGTTTCGGCTTTGAAGATATCTTTGAAACCAAACTGGTCACTCCAGCCAAAGCGGAGAAGTTGTCAAAGGGTATGAAGAAAGATCCGGAATTTGTCGCGCTCTACAATACCCGAGAGGGGGCCCCAACACTGGTCAAGGCAGAAGATAAACGACCAGAGTACATGGCACCAGGGGCAACAGAGGCGTTTGCGGAGTTCATCACCAATGACTAAAATACTCGTGGCCTGTGAGGAGTCACAGGCCGTATGTAAAGCTTTCAGAATCAATGGCCGACCAGTGGGGGTGGTTCTTACAACATGACCGAACAAAAGAGTAAAAAAATATGGCACAGTAGACCGGAAACACAGGTACCCGGTTACGAGTGGATATGGCAGCGAGTGTGCAGAGAACGAGCTGAAGGCCACCCTAAATACAGAGGCGGCAGGAGCAGGCAGTTTAATCTGAGAATGCCGAACCACAGACTAAACGACAAAGACATTTACGAAATGCAAAAGGATGGTGAGCTTTATGGAAAACCAAGAAAGTTTTGATGAGCCCTACGATTTTGAGCGTGAGGCTGAAGAAGATGCGAAACGGGTAAGCTTGGAAACAACTCTTGCGCGAATCCGGGCAAGAGTTGAACGGAGGGCAAGGGAGGCTCAGGAAAAGCCCCCCCTCCCGTTTAATATAAGGTGGTAATAAAAAAGTTCTTTACTACTTAATTAAAATATGTTAAAGTGATTCTTAATTAAGTAGTAAAGAACACAGAGCATGAATCTAATAGTAAACAAAAGGAGAAATGAAATGCCAATACCGAAGAGAGAAGTTATTAAAGACCTCATAGAGAAAGGTGGAGCCACTAAAGAGTCCCTTATGAGAGATGCGGAGTGTTCCATAAGCAGTCTCAACACGAACTTCCTGTATCTCAGGCTCATGGGCTTCTACCCTGTAGCAGATACAGAGACAGGTGTGTACAGCTTCATTGGGGAGGCGGAGTGGAATGAGCTTCAGAGACAGAAGGAAGAAGCGGCAAAAGCGAAGAAAGCAAAACCTGCGGCTCTCCAGGAGCTTTTACTGGTCGCGTCAAGAAGACTCGAAAGAGCAGAAAAGACTGCTGCTATGGCTATTGAGAAGCAGCAGAGCGGAGACGACACAAGGCTTACCGAGCTCCGTGTCATAAAGAGTAAGGCAGAGCTTGAGATTGCACAGATTCTGTTCGAGGAGATGAAAGCACGGTGCCAGAATGCTGGTATCGATGTAGACACCGTATTGACTGAAGCGAGTACAGCTACAGAAGGTCATGTTGACGAGACTCTGGTTATTGAGGATACCGATGACAATACGTCCGACGATTCAGATGAGCTTGTGTGACGTTAAAGCACGGTATGACCTCATCGATCCCGAGGTCATACACGGCATGGCATTGTGCTTCACAGATGGATCTTTAAAGTATGGGGACTACAATTGGATCAATGTCCCGGAGTCGAAGTACAATGCAGCTTATCAAAGGCATATGCGAGACCACCATAGAGGTGTATACTTTGCTGAGGATTCAGGGCTGCTGCATATAGACCATGCCATAGCCAATCTAGCTATACTGCGGAGTATGCTGGCTACTGATCCAGTTATTGCCAGAGCTATGATCGAGGGGGCCTATAAATGAGTAATACATGGGAACGACAAAATACATTTGGTCAACGGAATTTTGATCTAGCATCTCTGGTTTACAATCAACTTAGACTAGAACAGAAGATGCATACAGAACCGAACACGTTGCAAACGCTTGACCAGAAGATGCAAACAGTCAGAAACCTGTGCACTGCTATCAATGTAGAGCTTGCTGAATTGTTGAACGAGCTGCCGTGGAAAACATGGAAGCCTGTTGAGCGTCAAAGCTTCAATGAACGAAAGGCTTTAGAAGAGGCCGCCGATGTGTTCATCTTCTTCCTGGATTTGTGGCTCTTGCTGGCCTACATAGCCGGAGATGAGAGTCCAACGCAAAGGCTCTATGAAGAAGTATCAAGAAAACAACTTAAAAACTTATTACGTGTAGACGAAGGAGAATTTAAATCATGATAACCCCAGAAATGACAGGATCTTTTATAAAAGTTTTTGAACCGGAGCCTAATCTCAGCGGAAATCTTGTTTACAGTATTCAGTTGATGTTGCCCAAAACGGATGCCAAGGGTATCGCGGAATTACAGTCAGCCATTGACCAGGCTATAGCCAAAGGTAAAGAAAAGCTATGGAAAGGAAAAGTACCAAAGTTTCGCTATCAACCCTTGAGAGACGGAGATGAAGAACTTGAAAGTGGAGAGAAGACTGACCCATCCTACAAAGGAATGCTGTTCCTGAACGCCTCCTGTAATACGAAGCGCAAACCCCAGGTGGTCGGGCCAAACGGTAAGCCCCTCATGGATCAGGAGAGCCTGTACTCCGGGTGCATAGTACGGGCTGATGTAAGAGCCTTTCCCTACAGCAATGGAGGAAACAACGGCGTAGGTTGGTGGTTAAACAATCTTATGCTTGTCCGCGATGGAAAGAGACTGGATGGTCAGGTTGACGCAGTAGACGCATTCGCGTCGTACGCATCACCAGATACCGAGGATAGTGCACCAGTAGAGAACGAGTTAGTATAAAGTTAGCATAGAAGAATATGAGAGTGAGCCAACACTGTGGGGTGTTGGCTTATTTTAGGCGGGTTTAGTTTTAATTACGTTTTGTTTAAAGGGGCTATCTTAAATGAATGAGTTCACACCCATAAACGGGGATTACTATAAGACGAAAGAACGTGCTAAGGAGAGAAGAGAGTTTACTGAGCGTTGGCTCAAGGAAAACGGGATAGGCTTTGATGTCCCAAACAAGGGGCAGTACCGCATTCCTAGTAAGCATTGCTGCATTATAATGTTCTACCCTAAGTCTGGTGTTCTAAAGTTCAAGCGTCTGAGGAAAACACAGAAGGTGTCTCGCTTTTACAGTTCGGATGCAGAAGCGATACTCAATAAGATAAGAGAACTACAGGAGCCGAGATGATCAAACTAAAACTGGACACGGAAACATATAGTGAGCTTGACATCACCAAGGTTGGTAGTTTTAAATACCTTGCCCACAAATCGACCAGACCACTATGTTTATCATATAAGATAAACGAGGAGGATACCCAATCCTGGGCAATGGTATTTGGAGAAAAAGCACCGGGTGATCTCCTTGATGCAGCTAAAGAATGCGCTAATGGTCTTGGATATGCCTACGCCTTCAATGCTACCTTTGATCTCCAGGTCTGGAATAGACTACTGGTACCGAACTTCAGGGCACCGGTAATCCCTCTCGAACAGTGGAGGGATGTTCAGGCCATATGTGGCCGCTACAAGCTGCCACAGAATCTAAGACAAGCTGCTATAGCCCTTAACTGTGATGTACAGAAGTTGGCTACTGGAAAAGTGTTGGTCAAAAAGTGTTGTACCCCGGAGGGGAAGCCCACTCAAAAGGATTTTGAAGACCTTGTTCGCTACTGTAAGGTTGACACAGATGTGCTGCATGAGATATTGACTCGTTTACCTGCCGACTACCTGGCCCCATCGGAACAGAAGCTATGGGAGCTCACGTTTAAGATGAATGAAAAGGGGCTTCCGATAGATAAGCCTACGGTAGAGGCGATAGTCTACTACATGAAAGAGTATATGGCTGCTCGAGTAGAAGCCTTGCCGGAGATAACAAATGGACTGGTTATCACACCTGGCCAGATACAGAAGATTAAACAGTTCTGTATTAACAATGGTGTGCCGGTTACGAGTCTTGCAGCCGAACCGTTAGCCGAATTGCTTGAAAGACCCGACCTGCCAGAAGCGGTGCGAGAAGTGCTCGAACTCCGGCAAGAATTAGGGCTGAGCTCGGTGAGCAAGTATCTGACAATGCTCGACATGTGGAATCGGGGGTACGTCCAAGGGTGTCAGAGATACTATGGAGCAGGAACAGGACGTTGGTCAGGCCAGGGGCTCCAGCCACACAATTTCCCGAGGGCTCATGTGGAAAATCCAGAAGAATGGATTGAAAAATTTGTTAATAAAGAAGTCATAGAAAAGCCTGTAGAGATAGCCAAAGCTCTGTTGAGGCCAATGATAAAAGCTCCAGAGGGGTACCGGCTCATAGTATCTGATTACAGTAGTATTGAGAACAGGGTTTTAGCTTGGTTAGCTGGAGATGAAAAAACACTGCAAGGCTTCCGTGAAAACTTTGACCAATACCGGGACATGGCCTCCTACGTGTACAGTGTTCCTACGCCCGAAGTAACCAAGGAGCAGAGACAGCTAGGCAAAGCCCTTGTGCTCGGATGTGGTTATAACATGGGAGCAAAGCGTTTTGTGGGTGCTGCAAAAACTTTCGGCATTGCGCTCACGGAGAAAGAGGCCATGGGTTATGTCATGGCCTATCGGAACAAATACCCTCTTGTTGTACTCTTGTGGCGTGCTTACGCTAATATGGTGAAGTTTGCAGTACAGTACCCAGGTAAATCTTATACCGTGAGAGAGGTGTCCGCAAAAGTGATAGCGGACACGAACAAAAATAAGTGGCTTATGATTAAGCTACCGTCTGGTCGAACTCTTGCATACCTTAATCCACGACTATCAAACTCGGAATATGGGGTTTCTATAGTCTACGAGAGCGTGGACAACTTAACATTTCAGTGGGGGACGAAGACACTGACTCCCGGGCTCATAACTGAAAATGTGGTACAGGCAGCAGCAAGAGATATACTGTGTGAAGGCTTGCTCTGTTTAACAGAACAGATGCCAGCCGTTCAACCCATACTGCTTGTGCATGACGAGATAGTAACCCTTATTAACATGGACAGTATAACAGATAACACAATGGGTGAGTACAACCGTTGTCTCTGTGTGGACAGGGCCTACAGAACGGTGCTCCCGTTAAAGGCTGAAGGGTATATAGCCGAAAGGTATAGGAAAGAATAAAATGGAATTTACAGAGATGTTTAGCGATTACACGATACAGGAGTCCTTTAAATTTATGGAAGAGATGAGTAGCTGGTCATCATTACAGAGGGCACTCAACTCACCAGACACCACTTTAACGAGTCTTAAGAAACGGATCAAGTATGAGATAGACACTCAAAGAAGGGCTTATATTGTGGAGCGGTTGCTCCAACGGTATAACAAATTACACGGTTATGAGGTGATGAATGCGTTTGAAAAATTTAAGCTCGGTAGCAGAGAAGACAATAGAGCAGTATCTTATTAAGCGAGTAAAAGATCTGAAGGGTGTAGCATACAAATTTACATCCCCAAATCGGCGAGGTGTTCCGGACAGACTTTGCCTGTTCCCCCACGGTCTAAGTGTATTTGTAGAGTGCAAAAGGCCGGGGGGTGTGCTCACCGCATTGCAGGACACGGAGATCAAGAAACTAAACAGCATGGGGCATAGGGCTGTATGCGTGTCCACAAAGGAAGAGATAGACGATCTCATCGATGAGATTAGCGAGGATATCAGTATCCGTAAAATTATAAGAGGCAAAATGGAGAATGGTGATGGACAGACCGATACAACAATTGAATGAGTACAACCCGGAGAATATAGTTTTCCCTGTGTATGCCCAGGTAAAATTGGATGGGATCTTCGGACGATGGGATTGCATAGATAAATGTTTTTATACGAGAGACGGAAACCGAATTAAGGGGTTGTCTGTACTAGAGGCAGAGTTATCGGAAATAGAGGGTTGTGACCTTGACGGGGAGTTGGTAATACCCGACCTGGACTTCTTCACGATGAACGGCAAAATAAGAAGTGGTGAAGAGACACCAGATTGCATGTACTACGTCTTTGACACTGTTCCGCATGGTAAAGCTTATGACTATGAGCTAAGAGTATATTCGTACATGAGCCTTACACAAACAACACATGTTCACCCTGTAAAAATCCACGTTATCAGGAGCCTGGAAGAAGCTGATGCGTTTTACGAAAAAGTGTTGGCCAGGGGGTATGAGGGTGTAGTATATAAAAGCCCTGCTGCTTTTTATACGGACGGTAAGCACGATCACGCCGTTAAACGGGTACCTATAAAATCTTGCGAATGCACCGTGCTATCTGCATACGAGGGCAAGGGTAAACTTAGTGGTATGCTTGGTGGTTTTGTAGTAGATTTTCAGGGGGTTCCTGTAAAGGTTGGTGGTGGCCCTGGTATAGACTACGCCAAACGTAAAGAGATGTGGGAAAACCAGCACAGGTATATCGGAAAACTCATGAAGTGCACCTACAAGTCCTTAACACCAGGTGGCTCTATGCGTTCTCCGCAGATGTTGGGGCTACGATGGGACATTTAGAGCCAAGACAGTACCAATTACGGGGTGTAGACTTTTGGATAGCGAATCCTAGAACATATTTCGCCGTAGACATGGGTCTTGGAAAGACGCTTATATCTTTACTCGGGCTGAAGAAGATAGGCGTACCTGCTTTGATAGTAGCCCCTATCAGAACGGTGTACTCATCCTGGCCCGAGGAGATAGAAAAGAGTGGTACCGGTTTAACTTATTCGATAGTGTACGGGCCTGATAAACTTCAGGCCCTGATTAAAAAAGCAGACGTGTACCTGACCAACTTTGAAACACTTCCGTTTTTGTATGAGCATCTTCAGTGGTTGGCTAAAATGAAGAAGCCTATGCCCTTCTCAGCTTGTATCATTGACGAGGGCTCTATGATTAAAAGTAGTGATACAATGAGGTTCAGATATCTGAAAGCAATGCGCCCTCTGTTCCCGAAATACAGGGCTATCTTAAGCGGAACTCCGGCACCTAACTCATACGAAGATCTATGGTCTCAGTATTATTGGTTGACAGACGGAAAAGCTTTGGGTGCCGGAATAACAGCTTTCAGGAGCAGGTATTTTCAGAAAGCTGGCTCATTTAAGTGGGTATTAAGACCAGGTGCAGCAGAAGAGATCATGAAGGCTATTGCACCCTACACCTTCAGACTTTCAGCGGAAGACTTTTTGAAGCTCCCCCTGCTTATTAAAAACACAGTGCCCCTGATCATGCCACCTGATCTTAAAAAGCAGTATGATACTCTTGAGAGCGAGTTCATGCTCCAGTTGGGCTCTATAGAGCATCAAGTTTTCAACTCTGCAAGTCTGTCAATGAAATTGCGCCAGTTTTTGCAGGGGGCTATGTATTACCCCGATCCGGTTACCGGCGCAAAGTGTACCCAACGTGTCCATGATCTGAAATATAAAGCACTTCAGGAAATAGTTGACCAGTCTAGCACACCCGTACTGGCTACCATCCAGTTTCGTTTTGAACTGGAACAAATACAAAAGATATATCCTGACGCTGCTGTGGTAGCTGGTGGTACGAGTTCTGCTAAAGCTGCTGAATACTTCAGAGAGTGGAATAAGGGCAACATACCGCTGCTCCTTTGTCATCCGGCTAGTCTATCACATGGAGTCAATTTACAGACTGGCGGCCATACAATTGTGTGGTGCGGTATGACATGGAGCTTGGAGCAGTATTTACAACTTAACGCCAGACTGAGAAGGAGCGGCCAGATAAACAATGTCATAGTACATCACTTAATCTTCAAGGACACTATAGATGAAGTCATATATGAAGCAGTGGCCAAGAAGAACATGTCACAGAAAGAACTGCTAGACTACTTAAGGGACTACTGTAAAAATATTTAAGAACTATACCGGGGCTAGTGCCCCGGTATCCGTCACCATCTGGGTCTTTGCTCTTCTTGTGCAGTCCGAAGCTCCTGAAGTTTCTGGTCAGCCTCTTCCGCTGTTATCTGATTCGCTCGCAGCTGTCTGTAGATTTCACTTTTCCTTTCACCAACAGCTTTCTGTAGTTTTTTAAGTTCATAGGATGCGAACCTGTTAAACAGCTCCTGGTTCCCCTTGGTCAGTTTAACCCCGAGGAGCGCATTGATAGCAAGGGTTGAAGGATCGATATCATACCCTGTATAGTCTTTCAACTGTTGACCCATACTTATTTTTCCAGCCTCCCAGAGTTTAGCACCAGCAGGAATAGCAGACGGTTGAATCTGTTTCCAGGCATACTCAAGGTACCGTCCTGTTATTTTAGACGCAGAGTCGAGAGCGATGCTGTGAATCTCCTTGCCGGTGAAAGCGTCCTTGTTCGCTAGTATGGCCCCGAGTGTGGTGAATATCGGGTTACTGGGGAGCATATCACCAGCAGGTATGGACGACTGACCCCAAGACTTACCCATGTTAGACCAAGGCATAAAGTCACCCACATTACCATACAGTCTGTTGCCGTAAGAGTCTGTGAAGGGTAGCAGGACTTGACCAGTGCCTTTCAGCATGACAGCTTTGTCCTTGGACACTTCATCGTCGGACACACCCAGTTTTTGTTGGGCCATATATTCCAGACCATACATAGCACCAAACACACCAGCTATTTTCCACGGCTTGGTGATAGCTGTTTCAGCCAACAACGGAACTGCTTTATAAGTATAAGTTGCAAAAGGTGCCGCCCACCTCTTGTAGTGCTTGATTACAGGGGGTATGTCACTATAGTTGAACAAGTGCTTCTCTGCTTTCTGCATGGCTTCCACGGGAGACAGTCCGCTCTCTCGGGCTTTTATGAATACTGCCGTTTTAAAAAACCGCTCACTACCCTCATACATGGCTGACGGCAGTGATGCCGCTTTGCGTATCCAGTTTGCAAAAGCATCCGGTCTCCGGATTTCGTTCAACTCGTCCCGGAGAGCACCTATCTCTGATTTGGCGAACGAACTATTATACAGCCCAGCTCTTTCTGCCTCCCTGTAGAAGGTGTTCGCACTCTTCTCCTTCAGTGCTTTAGCTGCTGAATTGTATGTGACCAGATCTGCTGGGGGGACATCGGCGAAATGGGCAAGCACCATGTTCGACACGAAGTTACGGGCGTGTGTAACCGGGCTGAGGATAGCTTTTCCGTACTTCCAGTAGCCCATGATCTTGTCCATATTGGCCTCGGCTGCTGATCGTAAGTCCATAATCTCGCCAAGATCATCCAATACGTCATTCCTGATGCGTTTTCCGTTCAGAGCACCCCACTCGCTACCGAGCACTTTAATAAAGTTGGCTTTATTCGGTGTACCTGCTTCTTGTATCCAGTCTGGATGTGCTGCTATGTGCTCAAACAGCTTGGCCTTGAGCACGTCAGTGCCCTGTACTTTGGCCCCTTTAGCCACCCGATACGCTGGCCCTATGATATCATTAAAAACTTTACGAGTTTCGTACGGCAGATCCTGTCTCTGCATAGTGTAGCCCAGATTCATAGTTGTACCAGCAGTCCGCTCCACACCCTTCGGGGTTTTCTTCCAGAACTCCGGCTTACGCTGCCCCTTGAGCAGCATATTTTCCAACTCGGCTATCTGAGTCTCCAGGGCTGGTTTCCCTTCCGGGTCCCCGTAGCGTGATTTACGCTTCAAGTCTGCTATCTCCTGGCGAAGTATTTTCTGCTCTGACCTTGTCAGCCCTTCAACGCCTGGGTTAAAAACAGGTAGATACGCCTTTGCGCTGCCCACATGGTAATGGTTATTGAGCATGGTCTGAGCTGTAATACGCTCTGCTTCCGGGGTGTCTGTACTCTTGATGATGTTCCGTAACTCGGCCCTCTGCTTTCGGGTTAGTTCGTCAAACTGGCTATACCTGCTCAAGTTCATAGCTTTGGTCGCTGAACTCAAGTCTTCAAACATTGCATGGATTTCAGATACCTTTCTGGCCAGAGAAGGGTTTGTTGTAACGCCGCCTTCTAGCAATTGAGTAAGCCTTCTCTGTTGAAGACCAGTAGGGGCGATAGCGTTTATTTCCTTTCCGATATCTACCGCTTTTTGTATGACCGTGTTCGCTTGTGTCTTGTACTCTGTCAGCATGGCCGCCAGCTCAGGAGACCGGTTTAACCCGAACTGGTATCGTAAAGTCTCATTAACGATACTACCGTTCACAGCATCGGCCAGTGGAGTAAGTATTCTGGACTTGGTGAAGTCCGTCCAGTGTTCCGCTGCTTTCGGTGCAGCTTTAATACCGGCACCAGCAGCAACGCCGAGCAAGGCACCCCGGAAAGCTTTGTTAGGGTCTATCCTGATCTCGCCTGTGCTCTCTAAAGTGTCCCAATCTACTCCTTCATATGCGCCGCCCAGTACTCCACCAGTGGCCATGACGCTTGACTCGAACTTGATCATACGCAGAGCGTCACTTGTTACCCTCTCGGGATCGGCTGCTCTTTCAGTGGCGGACATATTCAGCCGGGAGCTGGTAAGCCGGGCCTCCTGTTCACCAGCGATACTCTCATATTTCTCGAAAGCCGCTTTCTCATAGGCTGCGTTGGCCTCTCTCATCCGCTTGTCTGTGTCCATGATCCTGGTGTTTATTTCATCACGTAACGCTTTTAACTCTGTCGTGCTCTCGCCTAGTTCTCTGGCATCCTTTAGCTTAAGCAGAACCACGGACTGTTCGTTACTCAGGTCTGACATTTCTTTACCGAGCTCTGTTATCTTGTTCGAGTAAGGTTCCAGACCGAGATACTTTATTTTTTTATCCAGTGCTTTTAGTCGTTCGTTGATCAGATCAGTCATTTCAGGATCAGCCGTTTTGAGCTCACTCTTCAGCATATCCCGGCTACTGATGAGAGTAGAGTTCAGGCTTATCATTCCGCGGGCTGACCCCCCTGTATCATGCCCCTCTATGTATTGAACCCCGTGCTGTAACTCGTGCATCAGAGTTCTCTTCGTTCGATCCGCATCCAAGGAAGAATTAAGCTCAATATGTCCCGGTGCCGTGACAGGATCACTACCCCGATAGAAAGTACCGTAGGAGCTATCACTTTTAACCGCAGTCACCGGCATATCTTTAAGCTGAGGATACCGGCGATACAGTTCCGGGTGATTCTCAATGATCTGGCCCAGGGGTGCCGTTTTCTCTCCTCGCTGAAAAGCGGAAAAATCAAACTGGGCTTCAGAGTCATCAAGTTCCTGTCTCCACCGTAAATCGGAGCCCTGAAACAAGCCGGTCTTCTTATATATCTCATAGGCCGAGGCACCTGCTTCCTGCATGGCCCTAGCCTCAGCACGGAGGGTCTTTACCTCTGCTTTAGCACCCCCTTTGATACCGGGCATCCGAGTACCTGTGAATATCTTGTTGGCCGCTGTAGCCCCAACACCCCCGAGGGCAATACCTAAAAGAGTCATTTTAGGATCGAGCTCGATAGAACCATCCTCGTTCTGGCTTACACCGGCTCCGGCCCCTAAAGCCATACCAGTAAGTCTGTCACTGGTAGACGCAACCCTAGGGCTTACCACATCGGGCGCAGTAGACACTGTTGGGCCTACCGCCTCCGACACAGCAGATACCGGAATCTCGGGGAGATCGCCTTTAGTATTGTTTTCCGTAAGAGCTTTAACTATCGCCTTCATGTCCCTGGGCTTGGCAGGTGTCTGAATCACGTCTCGTATCACCTGTTCTGATCCGGTCTCCGCAACTTTCAGATTCTGGAGAACCCGGCCCACACTCTCAACGGTAGCCGGAGCACCTTTCAACGCTTTGACTACCTGGCCGCCTAGCTTAGATATACCGGCTTCCGTGAGACTGCCCGTAGCCACACTGAGAGCTATGTCAACAGGAACCTGTATCTGCCAAGGCGTACCCTTCTCGGTCATCTTCTCGTCTACTAGCTCCATACCTGTGCCCACGATCGGTTCGGCCAGAAGAGACGACGTGACCATAGCTGCTGTCTTAGCCAGACCGAGGCCGAGTTTTGCACCTGCTGCTCCAGGCCCCACAACGGCTGCCGTCGGGTCGATCCAAGGGGCCCCGTCAATACCTGCACCTTCGGAGGCCGCTACACGCCGTGTCATCTTTTCAGCAGCAGCCTTCCACCCTTCCGCTGGTTCAGGAGAAGCCGTAGTAGGGGCTGACGCTGGAGAGGAGAAGATCTTTTTATCGAACTCCTCCCGTGTCATGTCCTGTTTGTAGTATTTATTATATAACCCGTTGGCCAGATCTTCATCTGACCATTGGTCTTTATCTGCATACGCCGGGTTTTGTTTTCTGAACTCGTCAAGTGTCATAGCCTATAGTCCTAGCGGGTTATCCCGTTTCTTCTTTTTATCTTTGAGCGACTTCAGCCCCATATCGATTGACGGATCTTGATCAATCTGTGATGCCGTGTCAATAGGAGACATGCCATCCGGTGCAGGAGCTTCAGTGGGCCTCTCCTCCTTCTTCGTTTCGGCATCCTTGATTATCTTCTCGATCTGTTCGTCTTTCCACCCTTTCTGTTTGAGAACAGTCTTGATATCTTCTACATCGCCACCAGCAGACACTGCCTCATCCACTACAGCTTTTGCGTCTTTAACCGATGTGACGATACCGTTAGCAGGTATCTTGTCAATCAGTTTAGCCGCTTTGAGCTCGGTGTCATAAGTGCGTACAGTGTCAAATAACACCTGGTTAACATCGGAGCCGGGCTTATCTTTCATCTTGGCCGCGACATTCTCCATGATGGTATTATACTTCAACCCACTCTCTTCATCTGGCCAACCCGATTGAGTAGTGTACCCAAGAGACTTACCAAGTACCGAAGAGGCGTACTTCATGTAATCGGGCACATTATCTGTTTTCCCCGGGTCAGGTGCACTGGTTAGTCCTTCGGTATCGGGCTTCCTTACCTTGGTGCCGTCGGCCAGGGTTACCCATACGTTACCCCTTGGCGTTTGATCCGGGGCACTGGTGAGCCCTTCAGCGTCAGGCCGTCTTACTCTTGAACCATCCGGGAGAGTAACCCATACGTTGTCTTGCTTCGGATAGTTGGTTAGGCCAGCGGTATCAGGAACCCTGGTCTCTACGCCATTGGCGTCCCTTGTCCAGGTAAGATCCGGTTTTGGGTAGTTGGTGATGCCTTCCTGGTCGATCATCCTCGTCTCCATACCGCTCTTGTCTCTCGCCCATACCTTGGGTATCTCGGCACGCTGCTTCTCAAGCTGTTTGAAGGTGGTTGTTATCTTCATAAGCCCTTCTATTTCTGGCATTGAGAGCTCATTATCCTCAGCGAACTTCTTCAACCCTTGGGCCGAGTAATCACCGTTCTTGATAAAGGCTTGTGCCACCTTATTCATGCTCGCCTGGTAAGCTAGTTGTTTCTGCCTCTCCTCTTCCTGCCTACGCTCGATCTCCCGAGCTCTCGCCTCGGCCAGATACGCAGGCAAGTTTTGCACTGTAGCTGCTGTCATGAATCTCATGTATCGGGTTCCTTAAAAAATACTGCCTATTATACTACTAATGATCCCACCAGTAGGGTCTGCTAGTGATGCTATTCCTTTCACGTAGTCCAGCACGCCGGGTTCTTCTGCTTCCGTTTTATTATCCTGGTTCTCATCCGCTACATTTGCCTGTCGTGCGTCCTCCAGAAGTTTATCAATAGCATATCCTGATCCAAACAGCGTAGACGCATTTTCGACTTTCTTCTGACCCAGTTCTTCAAGCATCGAAGCAATGGCTTTCTGAGACTTAGGAACAAAGTCTACCTGTCTACCGTTAATCGTGAAGCTGGCAGGGGAGAATAAACCTGTTCCCGTATTGGACTGCTCGATAAGGCTGTCCAAAAGGTTGTTCTGTGTGTCAACCTCAGCGGCCAGTTTGTTATACTGGTTTTTTGTATACTGAGCACTCCCGTCGAACATCGACTTCATGATATCCTGACCTTCTTTGGTGTTCGCAAACTGTTCCATAAAGAAGTCGAAGGACGTTGGGTCTTCTGAAGTCTTATCCGACTGGGATACTGTCTCCAGATAAGAGTGAGCCTTGAGCTTATCCTCGTCTGACATGTCGGAGGTATCGATTACATTTTTAAAAGAGTCAATGGTCTTACTCTTGGCTGCTTCACTCGTATAACCCTCATCAGTGTACTGTTTGAGAGTATCATAGAAGCTCATGCTACTCCCAGTTGAGGAGAGCAGGTCAGTCAAAGACTTAGCTGCTTCATTCTGTGATTGGTCTGTTGACACCGCATCCTTGGCGGAGTTCCACAAAGTCTCTAAAGCGGACTCCGCCCAGGTACCCTGACCTTCAAGATACTTCTTCCAGGAGTCGTATACTTCGCTGTTCTGTGTATTGCTATCATCAGTCTCGGTACTGGCTGTATCCGTTTCTGTAGGTGTTGCATTTCCGATGTAGTTAGGGTTGTTATCCGATGAGCCTATACGATCGCCATACATAACCGCGGATACGATGCGCCCGTCTATTAATTGCTTAGGTAATCTATAAAACATAGCTGCACCTATGAGAGGTTAAGGTTTTGGTAGAGGTTAGCAATAAGCTCGTAGGGGGCCAGGGGGTTAGTTGACACGGAATTAGAACTATTAAACGAGCTACCCGAAGACACGGAGTTAGACTCGCTGTTCGACGTGCCCTGTGACTCCCCGTGAGATGTACTCTGTGCTTCATTGTATGCTGTACCCTGTGACTCATTAGTCGATTGACTATTGGCCGTGCTCTGCGATTCGTTTGTCGATTGGCTGTTCGACGTGCCCTGTGATTCATTAGTCGCCTGCGCCTGATTAAAAGAGGTTCCCTGAGACTCGTTAATACCAAAACTGGACGAATTAGAAACAGAGTTGTTAGTGCTCTGACTGGTAGCGTTAGCTGTTGAGACATTGCCTAGTTGTGCGATCTGTGCCAGAATACCCGGAATCTGTAGACGCATGGCGTTGGCTTGGCTTGATATACTCAAATTATTAGACGCAAGCTGTTTAGCTGCGTCCACGGCTGCTTGTGATACAGCGTTACTTGCAACAGTGCCCCCAATCATTCCCCGCTTTGCCATATCTGAAAGAACGCTAGTAAGGTGGCCGTCGAGCAGATTCTTTGAAGCACTCTGACTGGCAGCCATGTTCTTCTCGACCCACTGGTCAACTTGACCCGGGAGATCGTTGATAGAACTCTGGAGTGTTGGTAAAAGCCCTTGCAATAAAGGATCGATAAAACTGTCGGCTATACCTGTTCTACTTTGCGATCCCGACGTAGCACTACCAGTTGACGTGCTTGATGAAAGACCTGATGTCATCCCATAAGACGTGTTTTGGGAGCCGCCCTCGCTGGTTGACTGACCAGAAGACGTATTCTGGGATACCGCTGACGATTGACCAGTGGATGTGCTCTGGGAGTCACTGGTTGACTGACCTGAAGACGTGTTTTGCGAACCACCCACAGACGTGCTCTGCGAATCATTAAGAGACGTATTCTGTGATTCACTTGTTGAAGTGCTCTCTGAACTCTGACTTCCACCACCTCCACTTGTGCTGGTTGAAGTTGGGGTAAGCGTAGGGGCTAAATCTATAAGGGCTTGTATAAAATCTCCTTCACCTGCCATATCTTTTTTCTCCTATAGTTTACCAGCAGTGATGAAGAACTGGTCTATCTGCTCATCTGTCCAGCTAAGAGGTTCTGCTTTTACCAACTGAACAAGCAACGGCCAGTCGCGTTTGATAACATCTGCTGTATCCCACTCTATTCTTGCGATCTTTCTCAGTTTGCTATCGGGGATACTGTCTATTACAGCTTCAACTGTGTCCAGTAGATCTTGTTCTATCAGTATAAGCCTGGCCTGTCTCTTCGTGATTGAGGTGGGAACAGCCTCTTTCCAGGTGCCATTGGTAAAGGTGTACCCGTAGATGTCTTCAAAGGGTATACTATCCGGTTTCAGCTCCCACTGTTCCGGGCCGATGTATTCGTCAGTAGCGGTGCCTATAACCCTACCATCACGCAAAAGTATTCTCATATCATCAGACTCCTATCAACCTCACAACACCATTACTGGTTGTACCGTTTTTGTACACTGCCAAGGCACGGTACCCCTCTATCTGGGCCATGTCTGTAAGTGTGGCTGCTGCTGAACTATCAATAGTTACTGGGTCATCAGCGGTAATCGTTGAACCGTTAACATTGATCATCTGCGCCCTGCAATACGTGGTTGTAGTATCCTGGTAAAAAATCAACACACACGTACTTGATATTTTGGAAGCTTTAAGACTGCCACTGTACGAGGTATCTGAATGTATCTTTACCGCTGGCCCACATGTTAAGGTGGTACCTAAGTAAACTATACAAACATACCCGTAAGTTGAACCGGCGGTGAATATAGCTAACGCTTTAGTATCATCCAATTGAACTATAATAGGGTGGTTGGTAGCTACTGCATTAAGCTGTAGAGCTGTGCCAAAACTTATGGTCGTACCTGATATTGTCATGTAGGCAGCCAAGGGATAATCGGAAGTGTTAGCATAAACCACCAATACCTTTGTATCGCTAAGTTTAGCGTAAAAGGGCACTCTATTTGAAACTACTGTAGCCGTACTACCGACCGAGAAAGAAGTACCTGATATAGTAGCAATCACAGCGTATAGGGTATTACCAGCTAAAGCGCTGCATAAAACTTTGGTATCGGACAACGGTATACAAGATGAACCAAACGCAGCAACCGATATCACATTTGCATGAGTTGCTGCCGTAACCGTTGTACCTGAGACGGTGAGAACCTGCCCGACAAGGTAGGTTGTAGAACCGTGCTTACCCACCACAAACGCAGTCGAATCCGTTAAGCGTACTACGTCTATACTTGTTACAATAATGCCTGATATAAGACCTACTGCCGTTCCCGCTGTTATAGTGTTGTCCGCATTAACTTTTATGACCTGGGCGTAACCGTATGTGCTGTGATAACAGAAAATAAAAGTATCGGGAGTTAATTGACATACGCTCGTATAACTACCGATAGTATTAAGAGTGGCAAAAAAATCTTTTAGAGATGTGATCTGCTCTCTGATGTTTTGAAACTTCATCAGATACTCTGATACAGTATTGTTGCTGTACCAGTTTTCTGCGTGAAGCATAGTATCCAGAGCTTGGCCATCATCAACTAAAGCATTGACAGCCACAGGGCTTTTCGCCAATATTTCAGAGGCCAGTGCACTTTCGCTCATAGCTGTTATCGTTGTTGATGCGGAAGCTATTCGCCGTGCCTGACCCGGCATATCAACCAACACGCTCAACTCTGCGTACCTGCCGTCGTCGGCCAGAAGTGTTTCTAACTCCGCCCCAGACGTTGTGCCGTTTTCTATCGCGTTAAGCATACGTATTGCTTTTAACATAGACATCTATGTCTCCTTTATGACCATGACAGGCCAGGGTGTTTGTATGGCCGCATTAGTTGTTGCCGTGCTTGCTGATGCATTGCAGAGCTGCACTGTAACTATATCAGCTGCTGAGATATAAGCGTGGAATGAAAGTCTACCGGTGCTTGCAGCATCCGTACCCAGAGCCGCAGGAGGGTTTACGATCACTACGTCCCCAACCTCAGCCCCTCTCACTGTACCCGAGAAAGCTGTACTCGTAAGAGTGGCGATTGAGGTTATGCTGCATGTGACGCTCCCTACTATTACACTGTCAGAGATTCGTTCGTTTAAGTCCTCGAGTGTGTCCCGTGTGTACTGCCAATCTGGAAACTGCCATGCAGATATCAAATTCCAGTGTACAGATTCAAGCAACCACTGGCCCTCGGCAGTCGAGAAGCATGTTTCGTCATCGTCGGGCTCCTCAGTAGACGTAGCTGAGTACACGAACAACCCAAGCTCCTCAACAACGGCCAATGACTTATCATCAACTACGGTTGTTCTAAGAGTGCCCCTATCTGCGTAGTCTAGAAGAACCGTGTTTCTGTAGTCCTTCCATATAGGCATGGCCCCGTCAGTAGATAAAGACCACCCTGCTTTACCACTCTGAGAAGGGTACCCCGTAGTAACTATGACTTGTGCAGCCGCGATCTGTGCGTCCTGTGCCTGCTCCTTAGCCAGAAGGGACGACTCACCATCTCTTGCTGCTGTAACTTCTGCTACGAGTGCTGCGGAAACAACGTCCTGTGCCTGTTCTTTAGCCAAGAGGGACGACTCGCCGTCTCTTGCTGCTATGACCTCTGTAGTAGTGATGTCCTGTGCTTGCTCTTTATCAAGCAGCGTAGCCTCACCGTCCCTTGCAGCAGTGACCTCTGTTTCAAGAGCAGCCACCCGGGTGTAGAGCTCAGTCTCGTTATCCGGGATGTCGTCTAGCAACACCTCTGATACCAGGCTACTACCTGTCCATGTTTGTTGTGTCATCAGTCCTCCATCATCCGATACCTAACAGCTAAACCGTCTATATTGGCTTTAGAGCCAAGGATAAAAGCGTTATCAATTTGCATCTGATATGAGAAGCAGGTGAACCCTAACCATTGTACCATAGGAGTTGCTCCTGGTATTATAGCAACGGTGAGATCTTCCACTGCAACATCACCCAGATCGTCTATAGTAGTGTCATCGTGCAGTGCGGATGCCAGATTCCACCTGTTAACCTCTCGTGTTGTTGCCCCATCTTTGTACGCTACTATGTCAAAGTTAACTCCTGTATTCGAGTCTATGAGAACTTTGATATCTAAAATGTCTAACTTCTGGAAAGGTGATTGAAAATATTTAGTTTTGAAGCTCATATAGAAAGGGCTGTAATCGTCCCGTGTAAGAGTTTCATCAAAAGAATATACAAAGCCATCCTCTCCGCCTATAACCAGATCATCCCAATGCCCAAAACAGGACGGTACGAAATCGAATTGATATTCTGACCAAGGGTACCGGACACGGTTGATATCTGAAAACGCTTCATTTGCCGGTGATTTAGTATGAGCGACAAATACTTTCCCGTTAAGACTGGCAAGAAGCTGACCTCTATCCTTATAGTAACCTACGAAAGAGTTATCCTGCCAGTAGTACTCGATCTGGTCGTCAATAGCTGAGGACTCTGAATAAGATCTGACGTCCCCATACATGTTAACACCTGTAATACTGAAAACACCGCCCTCGTTCATCGCCCATACATCGTTAACTATGCTAGCGACTCTGTTTTGTGTTGTCCAGAGGGGTTGGTGAAGATCTACCAGTTCAAAATCAGCTCCTGACGAACCGACAAGTTTAAGGAAAAAAGGCCATTCTTTTGTCCCATAAGCATAGAGATTTCCATAATACGATGCTAATGCCCCAACAGGATACGTGACTTTGCTATCATCTATAGTCGTGAGATAGCCACCTTGACCAGATGTTGACCAATCGAAGACAGCATAATTGTTAAAGTAGACAGTTCCCGGATTTTCGGTGTCCCCAAAAGCCCAGAGCCTTCGACCATGTGTTAGCAGTTGACTCGCTTTAGGCGGAAGCCCCGGGGCTACGAAGCCTATCGGTTTGCTACTTGCTCCCAGGTACCATGAAACGTAGTTTGTACCATTATACGCTGGAGTGGTTAATCTTATATAGTACGCTGTACTTGGTAGCAGCTCTGTCGTAGTTGTAAGCGGTATATCAACAAAATCACCCGGACTAACCACTATGTCCGCTAAGGTTGCAGTTCCTGAAGCAACGACAGAGTTGTCTGAGGTCTTATAAACTGTAAAAGTCGGTACAGCACCTGTACCTGCCTTACTCAGCAGCACGGTCAGTTTAGTCAGGGCTAAGGTAAAACCGCTATCCCACGCTGGTGTAGTGAAGTCTATCTGGGCATTATTGGCAGTAGTGTAGTTAATCTGACCAGTGACGGAATCACCAAGGTTGTTGAACATAGAACCGGTGTCTCCACCGTCCCACGCCAGCTTTAGAGTGGCCGAGTCGTCTATATACTTGAGATAACTTCCATCAGCTACGGCTACAATATCACCGTAGCCTAACATACATGCTTTTCCAGCAGCCGTACCGATCTCTGTCGCTACCCCTAGATCCGAAATACTGTATATCTTGAAGTCGTCCGTCTGGGCCAGTTGAAATGTCTCCCCTGAAACCTCGGCAGATGTGGCGGCTATGACGGCACCACCTAAAGTTGTTGAATTAAGCTTTCTTAGTCCTGGGCGTGTTTGGAGTTGCCCACCCCGATTTATCTGGAAGTTCACACACTGGGCCATTTCCGTAGGCAGCAGCATACTTGGAGGAACAGACGTTCTAAGCCCTAAAGGAAACCCGAGAATAGCCTCCACCTGTACAGGTGCAGGGTTTCTGGCTCGTTGGGCCAGTGTAGCAAATCTGTTGATCATGAGAGGTTTCCTTTTAGAGTACGCCTTACAGTGCCTCGTTTATATGTTTCGTTAGCCGCATAGTCCCAGGCATTAGAAGCCTGTGCCGCTGCTACACCAACACCCCTTTCCAGTATAGTCAAACACTCTACGACCAAGGTACGTGCTATAGCCTTATCCCAGATCCCCTCCCACGGAAAGTTATATGTAGCTAAATCAGCTAGCGTTGGTTTGGTGTATAAGCTACAATATGACAAACTAATCTGATAAGCATCATCCGGTGTAGCGGTAAGCTTGATCTTGCTATCCGGCAATAACGAGTAATATAAAGGGTATGACGGCTCAACATAATTACTCGGCAGCACTTTAAGTTCGAGCGGAGTGGTAGAGTCTATCCATAGACTGCCATGAACAATCTGACCTATACCGGAAAGAGTGTATTCATCGACACCCGACACAGTGGTAAATGTAGTGTCTTGTATAACCAGGTTTGACTCCATATTGCATAGATCATCATACACCTGATCCATGACTTCGCCCACCATAAGAATGAGCTCACTATCAGGGAACTCATTCTTATACCTGTCCTTAATACGAATACGTGTTAGAGTCAGCACATCGTTCAAGGTACCCATAGCGGTTAGCCTACTTCAATAATAGCGTAGTTTGGTCTGTGCTTTTCAACGAAAATAAGACCAGTCTTACTGTTATACCCGACAACAAATCCGGGGTACTGCTGCCTGGCCTTCTCTCTCGGGTTGTCATCCTGATATATGCCTGAACCAGCCGGAATATCGATATGGTTTCTCTCGACAGCCTCATTCAGAATATTGATTTGAGCCTGTGTCAACACAACCTCTTGCCCCGGTTCAAAAGATTTTCGGCCATCGGGCGCACCAACATCATTGACCGTAATGACCAGGTCTTGGTTGCCCTCGGCAACATTAAGCCTGTTTACTATGACCTTTTTAAGAATCTTTCTGAGATCTGTTTCTTCTACTGCTTTACGCTCTTCTTCCGTTATCGCTGCAGGAGCCGATGTTTTTTTCAGAATAGAGGTGCCGGTTACGCCAGTGTTCATGCTTCTTTTTCCTCACGCCTTTATAAGGTTGCCTGCGTTACTCCACGATCATCCAGTCTTCTGCCAAGGCATCTGATCCGCTTGGAGCCCACATTGCACAATCGTTTTGAGCTGTTTTAAGCTGCATATATGGTCTGAACTTCATAATGGTGCCTTCTGGAACTCCATATGCTTCAGCCGTGTTCTTATTCACAGCTATTCCATCAGGATACCCTTTCTGATAAACGACATACATATCCTTGCCATTCCACCCCGACCTTGCGATCTTGTGTCCTTTCTTCAGTGCCTCGATTGCCAAGCCGAATGTCATCTCAGTTATAGGGCGGTAGGCTTCGTCAAACACTGTTTTTGGGCTCCATGATTGATAGCCACCATCATAGGTTACTCTGTAACCCTCGCCATGATGGATCCCCCCAACTTTACGGCCTTCCTTTACCTCAAACTCACCGCGAGTTTCCGGTGTGGCCTCAACCACTTTTACACCGATATATTTGCGCATGTCTCATCCTTAATCTTTATTAACCCCAGATTAAAGGTTCTGGGGTACTTGTTAAATGACCATACTCTTTATAAAGCAGTTACACCGTGTTCATATCTGATCATGAAATCATCATTCAGAATCTTTGCAACTGTGTAAGCTTTCCATCCGGACGTGTTTCGCTGGTTAAGAGCGTCGCTTGTACCCGAGTCTTTAGCCTTTTTGATTATGTTCTCAATACCGCCCTTCTGAAGGGTAACTACGCCAAAGGCATCTTTCGCCAGAATCAGTGTCTGGTACACGTCTGCTTTAGTTCCGGTTGTAGATACCAGGGTACCTTTATCGCCGCCACCATCAGCCACTATCCCGGCATTGGTGGTCACGACGAAACGAATACCCTTAACCTCCCCAATCTCAGTCTCCATAACATCTGTCTGAGAAGCGTATTTCTCCACAGGCACAAAACCTTCGAGGCTCTCAAGATCCTGACGGCAATCGGTATGCGTGATACCTATATAAGCAGCTCTGAGCGGAGAAGTCGTTACTTTAACTCCAGCATTAACCTGCTGGCGTATCTTCTTGGAGTTTGCACCCTCAAGAGTCCTGACCATACTATTGATGTCAGCGATGAGAGGTTTACTCACGATATCCGTTCTTGCAGCAACACCGTTGGCCCTTCTTACAGACGAACCGGCCAACAGTACATTACGATGCAACGTATCTATCGTTAAACCTGCTTGCTCGCCCAGGAGATCACCCGCTTCGATCAATACCGGATCAAGACCGAGATCCATGAGTTTATCTGAAATCATTACAAAGTCACCGTACTGACCTATGGTGGCATAGATATCAGAAGATGACAGCGATTTACCGGCAGGGGTTACACCTTCGGTAAGAGCCGTTGTGTTAACGGCCAGAGAAGCGTACTTACGAAAGGTTATGCGATCTCCCATATTCTTGGGGAGTGGTCTCATCTGACCGAACTTACTGTATAACAGTACAGGCAGTGCCCGTTCCAGTAGGTTACGATCATAGTACCCGGTTATATTTATCGGTATTGTAGACGTAGTAGTTATTGGCATTGTTTTCTATTCCTTATACATCTGATGCTTAGTCTTTAGTGACTGTTAAAGCACCGGCTGCTGCATAGTTAGTATCCGCTACACCGGTATCAGCGTTGAGCTTGGTAACCAGTGTATTGAAAGCTGTTCTCAGTGTTGTCAGATCATCAACAACGGCATCATTAAACGCCAGTGTTTGCGCCTGATAACCTGCTGTTTGTTCGTTTGATTCAGCCATGTTCTAATATCCTCTTGCTTCCTGTAGCATTTTTTCAAAATCTTTGGAAGACAGTTCCCATACTTTTGACGTTGTTTGCGTTGTTCGAGGGGGATCACCACCGCCTGACCGCACCCTGAAAGTCTGCCTCGGTGCCCCCTCTTGACCAGTGGTGTTGGTTGCCATACTCCGCTTGGTTTTGTCGTACAGTTCTTCCAACCCTTCGAGACTGCTGTTGGCTTTCTTATACTCTGCTACTGTCAGATTATCAGCTTGCTGCGATATAGCCAAGAGAACTCTCTCATAGTTTTCCGGGTCTTTGTCACGGAAGAACTCTATTATATCTTGACCAGGGTTGGGCTGCTGCACCTTCGCGAATTTCTCTGCCTTCTGAAGACGTTTAAGATTTTCACTTAACCAGGCTTCTTCAGAGTCGTACTCGTCCAGTTTAGCAAGTTTGGGTTTAGCTCTGTTGACCACGTAATCATTAACAAGTTTCCCGATCTCCTCATCTTCTTCGATGAGTTTTACAATCTTCTTCTGCTTGGCTATCCGGTTCATATCTTCATGATACGAGAACCCTTTCTGGGCGAGCTCTTTTATCTTAGTCTTCGGAAGTTTTTTAACTTCACCCTTGTAGACTATTTCAAACAGCTCCTCATCAGGGCCAGGGGTCTCTTCTTCTGTACCGGTCTCCGGTGGTAGTGGCTCCTCTGTACCCTCTTCAACACTTACTTGTTCTGCCGACGCTTCACCTATGTCTACAGGTTCGTCAGACAGGGCTTTCTGAAAATCTTCAAGACTCATCTCCATCGGATCTATAGGTTGATCCGTTTTGACCGTTTCATCCGACATATTGTCTCCTAGCTTCTACAAGATTGTACTTGTTTATATGACCTTCCAGTTCATGTTCGAGCTTGCTAAGGGCCACAAGGTATTGTCGTAGCCCTGAAAGTTCATCATCTTTACAGTTCAGCATATGTTCATACGTGTTTTTAATCTGTTGAATAAAGAAATCCTCCAGCACCTCACACAGTTTAGAACTCTTTCTGGCCCGTTCTATTACTACGTTGTATGCGTCCACTGCGCTCTTCCTCCATCTTGGCTAAGGCTATAGCGTCCTTTCTGGCATCTTGTACAGCGACTCTCTGTGCCTCTCGTTCGTCTTTATTCCGCTGCTCCTGAAGTTCTGCCAATGATATCTTGGCATCTTGTTGTATTTTGAGAGCAGCCACGTTGAGTTTTTCACGCTCTATCCTTATATCGGCTTCTACCCTGGTCTGTTCTACCTGCTGCTTGGCTTTAGCAAGTTCCTGCTGCATTACAGCCACTTGTTGTTGCATCTGCTGGATCTGATTATTCTTATCCAGGTGTACTTTCATTGGTGTAAGGAAATCTTCTGTGTTTATATAGCCCATAGCTGAGACATACTTGGCCGCCATGTTGTGGATTTGTTCTGCCCCATACAGACCCGGAGCCATCTTCTCAAGACCTTGCAGAGTACCGGCCATACGTTCCAGTCGTTGTGACTCTGCCATCCCTATCTGAGCTTCGACACCCATGTAGACCCGTGCGTACACCTCACCCTGGATCATCTCCCGGGTGACCGTTATATCTTCCCCGTTGACACGAGTTACGAAAGGCTTTCTCATATTTCGCTGGTACAACAGGGCAGCTTTTTGATAATAGTCCTTGAGACCTTCGGCAAAAATCCGGGCCACGAGCTCAATGCGCTGCATAGCCGCTGCCTGAATCATCTGGATACCCTGTGCAGTTTTATTCAGGGTACCAGAATCTGTGCCTTGTGTGTACTTGGTAGACCCTGTACGCTGTTCTTTAACCCCGTCGAGATAGTCAAACAAAGAAAGGTTCTGCGGGTGAAAAGGCTCCGGTGTTTCTTTACGAATACTATTGAGATCAACTTCAACACAGTCACCCGGCACCGCCTCCATCAAAGCTTTAACGTCTATCCGAGCCCCCGGCATCTTGAACCAGCGACCAAGGTTTTGCCAATCAAAGTTATCGAGCACACGTCTGAACAACATGGTCTTCAGATTCTGTAGTTCCACCACCAGGTCTGCATAAGATGTGCCGGTAAACTTATAGCAGTCCAGTATAGGTGATATACTTGCCATAGAGATGAAACCGTCGTGATTGTCCTCCCACCGTATAAGTTTACCATTGGCCCTCCAGCAAATGACGTCCTGAAGATACCCGGTACCTTTTATGTCTAGCCGTGTGTACCACTCTTCCAACTGTACCCGGGCTTTCAGGCCATGTGTTGCCTCACTATCATCATACAAATCACCGTATCTCTCATAACCAAGATAACTCTGTTTCTCCGCATCCATTGAGTTCATACTCGGATTACCTTCACGATCACCACGAGCATTACGTTCAACTTCCTGAAGGTTAACGAAGTAGGGTTCGTCATCTCTTTCAGTCATGGCACGGTTGATCCGCTTCAGGTAGTCCATTGTAACATAGGTGATCTGGCCCTTCGGGTGCTCGTCATTCATGGTTCGAGCACGTCTGCTGTGAACAAACTCCCACGTAGGGATGTTTTCCGTTACTAACTGATCACGTCTAAGCTTACGTATAGATACCAGAACATCACTATAACCGCCACCAGCGGCATCAAAAGAAGCTTTACGGATATCCGCATTCTCGTCTGCGTCAAGCTGATCAAACTGTTCTTTAGACAAGTACGGAAGCCTGTACTCTTTTTCTTCATACTCCACATCCCAGAAAAGTTTTGTATAAGCTGTGCCTGACACCAAAGCATCTTTAAACCATTGATAGAAAACATAGAACATAGACCCTTGTGCATCCGCACTTAGATCATCATATATCTTACGCATAAGAGCCGGGCCCACCCAGGAAGGTTGCCCTTCTATCTCCAGTTTTACCTTGGCATCCCCACTAGCCAGTGTCTTGATAAGGGTTGGCAGTATCCATTCAACCGTCTCAAGTAGATCCCTGGACATGTACTGAGATCGGCCCTTTATTTCATTACCTAAAGGTTTACCATAGTATCTGTCCCACTTCTGAATGCGCTCAGGAGACAGTGTATCCCGGCAGTACCGTATCGCCGAATCTGCTTCATCGCCTACAGCTCTTTCTACCTCATCCCATGTCATGGGCTCCGGTAAAGTGTCGTCATACACCACATTTTCAGCGTTATCATTAGCCATTACAAATCACCCTTTTTAAACCGTGAGCTACCAAAAAGACGTACAGCCAGATACACCATACCGCATTCTACAAAAGATGCCCCGTTTTGATAGCCGAAGGCTACCAGCACTTCATCAGCATACACTCTCGGGTACTTGCCCCCTTCGCAGGAGTACATGTAATCATGTACAACCGCAGCCTCCCCGAACGGCCCGGCCAGTGGTGGGCAAACGCTCCAGAAAATACGTGGAGATGAAACACCGTTAGTAACAAACCCCGCCGGAACAATGACTACTCTATTAACATAAGCGTCATCCGTAATCCTGATGGAGAAAGGCTCATGTACCCTCCACAAACGGTTATCCAGCTTCTCTAGAACAAGATTACTCAGCTTCTCAATATGCATTGTGCACCTATTTAGCAACCACTATACCAAGTAAAGCTAAAATAGCTGTCACCATAGCCCCCATTACAGCCCACATTCTCCGCTGTTCAGCTTTTATACTATTGCCGGGGCAGGCAGCCTGTTTCTGCTGGATGTCTGATAAGACTCCCCCAGGCTGCGTTATGTTGTCCATCTTCTTCCACATAGCCGTTGTACTTTCTTTAAGACCAGCGATCTCCATATTCTGCGTAGCATTCTCAATAAGCAGAGCTTCAATCTTGTTGAGTTGTACAGACTGCTGTCTTAGGAGGTCTAACAGCAATCTGTATTCGTTACTTTCCGGCACTTGTGCAATATCTTCCTGATTACGTGGCATCGCCTACCTTAAACAGCTACCGCTGCCCTTTTATTTAATGCTTTTTCCCTTTCCCTGTTTGAAGAAAGAGATAGCTCGTTCGAGACCAATCCTTGCATAATCGCCTGCATACCATATCTAAAAGCTGAAGCCCCGTGTTCATGTTCATCGTGTCTCGGTGTATCGGAAAACATATTCATCTTTGCATTCCACTCTTTGACATAGTTGCCCAGATGAGACAAGCCCAACTCACATTTCCTGTCAAAAAAACATCGGGCGAACCCTCCCCGGGCCAGGTTAATACCTGTCTGTATGTCCAGTTTGGGGAGCTGATAGAAAGACAACCCGAGTTTCGCAGCCATCATCTGTCGTGTTTGACCAGAAGAGAGCTCACGAGCACCTATATCGTGAGGCGCAAAGTGCTGACCATATATGTAACCATACTGCTGTGACCATGCGTCCATCTGACCTTTATAGTGGGCGAAACCTTCATCGGTGTTCTCATAGTAGTTGATCCAGTGTATCTCATTATGAATCAACTGGAAGGCCCACAGCACCATAGCATCACTAATACCTAGATCCCAACAGGTGTGCACCAGAGCAGCCTCGTCGTGCGGCACGTAACCCGTTCTCCCTTCCAACCTTGTTCTGGCTAACTGTTTCGCATAATACGCACCATGTATTGCGGACTCAAACGCCTCTTCGGGTGTGGACGGGAACTCCCGCTTCATCTCATCTTGCTGCGTTTCATACTTCTTGGTATACCAATTCTTCTGCTCCTCGGAGAGTAGTATTCCGTAGTTCTCTCTCAGGTCTTCGTAATACTCAATCAACTCTCGAGGGTGTTCTACTGTGTAGGGCAAACAGTATTTAGGATGCCGCCACCAAGGAAAGAAGAAAAATCGGTAATCCATAGGAGTAAGCTCTTTTCCGGCTCGTTGGTTGTTAAGGGCCAACTGAGCAAAGTCAAAGAAATCACCCGTTCTACCTTCAGCGGTAGATTCTATAAACACGTAGTTGCCCACGGCCACAGTGTTCAGGGCTCCGGTTCGTATCTCCCTTGCTTTCTCCGGGTACTTGGCACACAGTTTGCCATGTTCCGATATATGGAGATACTGCAACGTGGTTGAACGCATTGAGGTTCCTACTGATATAGATGAGCCGTTACTGAACCGGAGTTCACGGGCAGTATCCGTGTTGGCCGGTATAGCCTTACGTAGAGCCTCGGGTAATTTATCGTAGGCAAACTTTATCTTGTTACGAAAGAACTTTTCAGCATCCTCTTTGTTGTGAGCGATGATGCCGCAGTTGGTATTGCTGTTAAACATCGCTATGTCCAGAAAGAAGATGCAGATAGCCGTAGTAAGACCAAGCTGACGCGCCTTGAGTAACAGATTACAGTACCACATGTTCTGGAACAGCATAACCTGGGCCCAGTTGGGGCGGAACACCATCTCATGACCAGAGTCATCGACGATGGTGTATAAATTGTTAAGCCTCCACCAACGGTTGGCCAGTTGGGTCTCTACATCACTCGTCATCGTCTTGCAGCTCGTCCGCGGAAGGTAGCACCCTGCCTCTGCCGTCCAGTTGAGCGATCAGATCGGCCAGTGGGTTCGCTGCCACCCTGTCCAGCTTCTTATCATAGAACCCGGCGGTCTCTACTGATTCACGAATGAGCGAAGTTCTGTTAGATATAGAAGCGATAACCTTGGTAAGCTTATCGAGATCAGAGGCACTACCCGGGGCTCCTGGATCTATGGCAGAGACTACGTCCTCTACTGAGCCTATTATGCTATCTTCTATACTGTTCAGCCGTTTGGCCAAGAGGACAGCTCGTCTTGTGTTGAGTTTAGTAAGATACCACCTACCCTTCTTATAGAACTCAGCTACAGTATCATCAGTATCGGGAACACTTGAAGGGCGCAGCCATCCTTCACGGGCAATGTATGCCTCTAGATCCCGGATGTAGATTTTACTGGAAGAGCAGATGCTTTCCAGACTCTCCCCCATAACTTCATATCTGAATCGGATATCTTCAATATCCGCAAATTTTGGAAAGTCCATAAAATTTATTCTCCTTTCATATAATATACATTATCCTCGAAAAAAAGTACAGTGAAAAATTATTGCTTTTGAGCATTTAGATATTTTTTCAAAAATAAAAAAGTATATTGCCGAAAATATCAGGAATTTTTTTCAAAAGTAAAAAAGGTTAAACCCTAAAAGTTATAAATATATATATTTTTTTTTTTCAAAAGTAAAAAAGGTTAAACCCTAAAAGTTATAAATGTAATAGGGTGGTGTTATGATCTATACAGCGATTTACGAGATCTCCGGTACCGCTCTTAAAGGAACGCGCACGCGCACGCGCACACGCACACGCACACGCACACGCACACGCACACGCACACGCACACGCACACGCACACGCACACGCACACGCACACGCACACGCACACGCACACGCACACGCACACGCACACGCACACGCACAC